TGAAGGTAACTTTTTAAGGGTTAACTTATTCTTAGTGTTTGTCTTAATATCCTTGATTTTATTCATCACCACATCTCTGTGATTAGACAAATCGTCAGGAGCAATACCAGTCCACATTGTGAAATGTTTTCTTTGAATAATCTTTGGGTTGTCCTCAAAAAATATCTGAAGAACATTGTATCCAAGATTAAAAGCATTGTTTGAAATTTTAGACAAAACTGTGGTCTTACCTACCCCTGTTGGAGCCAAAATAACACCAATTTCACCCTTAGCTAAACCACCCTTAAGAAGGTTGTCGATACCCACAATTCCCATTGGAATTGGGTGACGGAAATCATCATTTAATACGTCATCTAAATTAGAGAAAACGTCTGACGTTCCCGCATCAACCTCACCTACTTGTAGAGCTTGTCTAACCATACCTTCAAGGTGGTCATAACTCTCAAAATCACCCTTGTCAATAATCTTTTGAGCTCGGGTCATCACCTTTTGTAGTTCTTGTTGTTTACAGAATTTTAGAGCCTTCTCCTGTACGAAGTCTGACCCCTCAATCGGTGACTCTTTTACCTCATTAACCATGTCCAAAACCATCTTCTGGGCCATTGGAGAGGTAATTTCTGATTTTGTAAGCTGTTCGAGTGTATCAAATGTTGGTGCGTGTTCGTACTTAGAATAGTACTGTTTCACCAACTGCATTATCAACTTAAAATACTGATTGTCAAAATATTTTGGGTCAAGAACATCAACAATGGAAGTAGCGAAATCTTTATCAATTATTATGTTATTTAAAAGTTGTATTTGAAATGAATTTCCTAAATATCCAAAGTTTTTATCTCCTGCCATAATCTAAAATGTTATCTTTTTTAACGCTTGTGAATTAATAAATATACTTAAATCAACTGATAATTCAGGTACTGATGTGTTAAATTTTCAGATGAAAAAATGTCAGTCAAAGCCCGAAGTATATTTTTTAGTTCTGGGCGTATGTCTACGGTATATCTTACCTTTGGGGGGTACAATTTAGCGTCTACAATTCTCTGACAAATTGTCTCTTCACCTATCTTAATATTGAGGTAAAAAAGTTCAGGACCTTCAGTATTTGAGGTTTCAAGAATCTCAGGTTCGGTCATAATTTGTTCCATGTTGTCCATCATGTAAATCATGGTTTTTGTCTTCAAATTATAATCAATGAGTTTAGCAACTTCATTCAAAAGTGCAGGTGCTTCCAAACTCTTACGAGCATTTGGATTATATCCTTTCACATTGAAATAACGCTGAACTACAATGTTATCATTGAGTGTCAACAAGAACTCCATTTTTACCACATCATTATTTTGCTCTTTCATAAATTTTTAATTAAATGTTACTTTTTGTTTGTGTATCGTTTTTTTTCTTTCCTCGTAAGTTTCATGAATGGAGTGAGGAAGTCCACCCATGCGTTGTCGTGTTTCGGTAAGAATTTGAATAGACCATCGTCCATCATCATTCTCATTAAGTTCTTATATCCTCTTCCATCTGGGTCCAAATTTTCTTTGTAATACAATTCAACTTCCTCTTTCGCCTCTTCATTCATTAAAGGTTGGGACAAATCTACAAGTTTTTTATTAATTTCAAAAAACTCATTTCCAAAAACACCTCTCTTTGTTACTCCCGTTAAAAGATTTTTAAGTGCTTTGTTGTCTTTGTCTTCCTTTAACAATTCTTCAGCTCGGTTTAAAATATGGTCAACAGTAACCACATTATCAAGAACCTCAGGAAAAAGTTTAATAATTGTCTTTTCACCCAAAAGTCGTATACCATCAACATTATCAGATTTATCACCTGATAATATCTTATATGTTACAACATTCTGATGGGGTATGGATATATCACCTATTTTGATTTTAGAACCCATTTTAAGGTATTCTTTTACAATAGGTGAGTAGATGGTTACATTTTCTGAGATAAGCTGTGTAAGGTCTTTATCTGCGGATAGAATTATTTTATTTTCATCCGCAGAAATCTGACAATAGTATGATATCACATCATCACTTTCACAACCATCAAGCATAACTTGACGGATAAACATTTCCTCCAAATATTCACGAACTCGCTTCTTTTGCCAGTTGAATGAGTCTTTTTTGATTTCATTCAAACCGTCTCTACGGTTCATTTTATATTCAGGAAATATTCTCCGTCTCTCAATCGCATTGTCGTTACCATCCCAAACAACAATGACTTTATCAAAGTTATGCTCTTGTAGAAAACGACGCAATGTGTTGACAAAGTGGTAAATTGCACCAATATGATTACCGTTATGATAATACTCCTTAACTCCGTGGAATCCAATCTTAAAAAGATTATCTCCGTCAATTAATAATGTTTTAACCACTTTGTCAAACCTTAAAGGTTACACATTCTCTTTTTCGTCTTCCAATTCAAAATCACCGTCAGAACCAATGATGTCCTTCCAATATTCTGAATACTCTTTTTTGTAAGCCTCGATAGATGATTTCTCTTCTGCCGAGTCTTTACCCGCCAAGAATCCATGAGGTGTTACGATAATTCTACCATCCTCATAACCCAAACCATTAATGTGGTTTTTCAAAACAGATACTTTTGAGCGGATTGCGAACTTAACAGTTCTCTTGTCTTTAGTTGCCGTAATCTTAGTAGTACCAGCACCTTTTTGATTACCAAATAAGAATACCAAAGACGAGTTCAACCAAATAGCTTCACCACCTTTAGCTTTAATTTTTGGTTGACCAAATGGGTTGTCAGGTAACTCTACCCAAGGTTGGTTTACAATAACTAAAGTGTTTTCATACTTTGAATCGGATTTTCTTGAACCTGAGATACGTTGGTTGATACCCATACCAATTTTGTCAGCGAGGACCGCCGCATTGTGTTGTTTACCTCCCTTACCCTCATAAGTCATTTTACAAGGAACCGAACCAACGGAATCCCAAAGGAACAATAAATCATATTCCAAATCACCCTTCTCTTGAGCATCTAATAACTCATTGATATAGTCTGTGATTTGTTCAATATAATCAAAGTTATTGTTAAAGATAAAGAATCCATCCCAATCCAATTCACCCGTAGATTCATCAACAACCTCTTCACATTCAAAACCCATTAAGTTTGCGTGTTCAAAAGACCATTTTTGTTCGGTGATAATAAAAACAGGTAGGATACCTTTCTTTTGTGCATCCGCAGCGGCCTTAACCAATGCGGTTGTTTTACCTGTATCAGAATGACCTAAAAACATATTAAGATGCCCAATAGCAGGACCAGGTAATCCTACAGCATCCAAAAAGTCCTTACCCAATTCCAAGTATCTTTGTGGTTTGTACTTAGCCGAAGTAGAGAACTTCTTCTTAATGTCTTTAAAATCTTTTTTCTTAATTGCCATAATTGTTTTTGTAAAAATCTTTCAAGTTTTCTAACTTATCATTCGCAGTTGCCAATTTTTCAACAAAATTATCCATTTCTTCTAAGTGTTGTGGATGTTCACCAATACCAACAGGATTTTCCATGTAGACCATTAGTGTTGCTTGTGCTTCAGCAATTTCACTCTCATATTTTTTAACGAGAGAATCGTACATTAATTTTCTTATTTTCATTTTTTTTGTGTATTAAAAAAGGGATTGGACACTGTGTTTGAGTAAGTGTCCAATCCCATTATATTAGAATGGTAGGTCTTCGTCAACTTCCATTTCAGCCTGTGGGTCTGATGTCATAGTGGACATAGATGTGCCACCACCAATTGACATTTCATCACTATCACCGTAAACATATTTCTTCAATTCAGAATCCCAACGTGGAGTTTCACCACGAGCAATTGCTTCCAAATATTCTTCAGGTTTCTTAGTGTAAACATCACTCCAAGTTGTTTCGTCATCCAACCATTCCTTCATCAAGTCTTTATCGGTATGAAGAGGGCTTGGGTCATCATACATAATTGTCTGAACCACAGTGTATTCTTTACCACCAGGTGTTTTTGATTTAGTAAGTTCAATAATCAAATCACGACCTTCAGTTGCATTTGTTACATCACCTTTTGCTTTCCAAATAGGAATAATTTTATCCAAGATACCTTCTTGTTTGTAGTTGTCTTTAAAACGCCAGAACTTAACACCTTCATCTTCTGCGTCACGGTCAACCACTTTTACAATGTAAAACTTACGTGAACGGTATTGACGTGCTAATTCTTTATCCGCATCCTTACCTGTAGCCATAAGTTCCTCATAAACTTCATTTAAAGGAGAACGCTCACCATCATTTTTACCTGGGTCATACAATTTTACCCATTTACCATCAACCTGAATTTCGTGGTACCATACTTCTTTAAACGGTGATGAGCCGTCTGATGTTGGGAGAATACGGACTCGTTTTTGTCCTGATTTTTCACCTTTCAAAAGAATTGTGGTGAAATAACGCTTCATTCTGTCTTCTTGAGACATCTGTGACGCTCCTGATGCGGAACGTGCTGTGTTTTTTTCGTACTGTGCTAGTACTGCATCTAGTGAATTTGCCATTTTGTTTTAATTTGTTTTTAAAGTTAATAGAATCTCTTTTACTCTAAATCAATAATAACAAACAGACTATTAAAGTCAAACACCGGACAAAAAAAAAGACCACCGAAGTGGTCTCTATTATAATGAAAAATTTTTTATTAATTGTTTTCGTTTCTAAAAACATTAAATGTTTTTTTAATCTCTGAAGGTGAAAAATCTTCAACTTCATCATCTGTTAAAACATACTCATTTTTTCCTGATTTTTCCATTTCTTCTTGTTTGTCAACAAAAAAGTCAGTTAGTTTCTGATTATATGGATAAGAATCCAAACTTCTTAATTGTAATTTTTCTTCAGGAGACTTTTCTCTATATTTCTCAATTTTATTTTCAATACTATTAATTTTATCAAAAATACTATCCATAGCCGATAACTTCTCTTCTAAGTCATTTAACTTTTCCATCATACCACCCATGTATTCTTCTTGTTTACTTTGGATGTCTTTTTGAGCGGTTACTAAGTCAGTGATATCTAATTCTTCAACATCTCCCGATGTCTCTGTTGTATCCTCAGAGTTACCCTCGTCATCAATCTTTTCAACATCAGGGTCAGTAGCCGTATCAATTGGTTCTGGAATTTCATCAACTGCGGGTTCCGCAGTTGGTTCTGCAGTATCCGTTGGTTCTGCAGGTGTATCCGCAGTTTCAAACTGCTCTGAAATATAATTGTTTATTCTATTATATTTTTCAATTTCTCTAAGAATTTTCTTATCTACTGACATGGTATATTTTTTTTTAACCGTTTAATAATGTTTTTACACCGTGTGGTGTCTCAACCCTTAATGTTCTGTTTAGTTTCATAGTGTTGTCAACTCTTTCAATCAAACCGTCTTTCATTCTAACGGTATAACAGTCACCTGTGTCCAAGTCACACACCTCTTTATATCCATTACCAGCATCTCTTTCGGTAATTCTGGCATCTTTGGCTAAATAGTTGTCTAATAAATTTTTAATATCCATAATGGTATTTTTAATATAAATATATCAAAGTTTATGTTTTTTCACTTATAACCCGTTAGCACTAGCGTAATCTAATGCTATTTTAAATTTATTAACAGTTCTTGTCCAATATCCAGGACTTCTTTCATTAGCTTTGTTTATTTGTTCTTGTATTCTTTGATTTGAAGAATTTGGACCATCGGTTGTTCTTCCAAATCCAACCCCAGTATTCCAATATCCTTTCCACGTACGAGCACAACCTTCAGCTTCACTACCATAAACTGCCGATAATTCTAAAAGTGTATAACTAAATGATTTAAACCTAGCAAAAACAAAATTAATAGAGTCTTGATATCTATCGAAAGTAGCCAGTGGTCTCTTACCACCTTCTTGTACACTAACACATGATTGACCTGTAACATATCTCATCATTTCATCCGCCCATCTACCATCAGTATGAATACCATATAAGTCATTTTGAACACATCTAAAGTTCATACCTGCACCACCTTGTTCTACCCAAGCCATAGCAAAAACTAATCTTCGTATCTGTAATGGCACATCTGTTCTTGTCTTCAAGTAATTAATCACATCTTTCTTACCAATTAATACAACATTACTATTATCGACCCATTCCAAATTAGGATATTTTGTTTTATTTAGACAATCACTTTGTACCGCCTTTCTTGGTTTAGTAACGTTACCCTCACTTCGTGTAGTGCCGTTAGTACCATTAGTTACTGTAGTTGTAGCCTCAGTAGATGTCTGACCAGTTGGTGTTGTATTATTGTTCTTATTAGTTGAAGTAATTTGTTGAACTTGTTTTTTATACCTCCTCAATAAATCTAAATTAACACTCATTGTCAATTTATCTAATTGCGGGAATGAGAATTTAGAAACTCTTACACCAGAAAAAGATGTTTGGAAATCATTAGGTGTTATAACGTGTGATACGTTTAAAATCCAATAAGGACCTGTAAACATTGGAACATATCTTAAGTTAAAATACATTGTGGGTTGTATCATAACATTACCCATAGACTGAACTTCACAAGTATAGTTTCGACTTTTATATATATTATAGAGAGATGTCGATTGTTGTATTGCTTTTTGCCCTTTTGTTTGGTTAGCCATATCAACCAATACTTGGAAAGTTTCCGATGTATTTTTAAACTGAGATTGGTCTAAAGATATAGATTTAAATATGTTTTGATTTCTAATACCGAAATCCACATTAAAACCAACAACCTTGTTTGATGACCCCCAGTCTTGTTTGTTATTTTGATTTTCAACCAATGGGTTTTCAGATGTCCTTCTCAAGTCAAAAGAGTCATTACCAAAACGATAATCAATATTTTCACTTTGATTTGTATGTTCAGATAACTTATCAGTATACATACAAACAAATTTTGGTTTGTTTTTTTGGTAATCAACCTCTAAGAATGTACCAAATGCCGAGTTCGGAATGTCAATATTTTGTGGAACTGCATTTTTAGTAACCTCTTGTACACCATAGAAGTTTACATATGCCGGAAGTGCCATAAAGATAAAATTATTATGGGCTAATATTTCACCAATTAAAGAATACAATGATGCTCTTTCATTGGTTCCCGATAACCAACCAGTTAGATGATTAACATCTACAATAATTTTATCACCAATGTCACGGTTTGCTCTGTCCATGAATAAGAAGTCTTCAAATAAAACTCTATTCTTAAAGTCTCCACCAGCAATCCACTTATCGTTCAATACTTTAAAGGTATCCCACAATTCTGTTTTTGCCACATCACCATCCATTGATGACCTTCTAGCTTCTTTGATTTCAGTAATATTTGGAATATTCTTATTAAGGTATGTGAATATATGATTTAATATATTTGATTGATATTTGTTAAGGTTACTCAAATATTGGTTCAACCCATTTAGGAAATCTGTTTTAGTTAACGAAGGATTTTCTAACTTTTGTGAAGAGTATATTTTTATAAGTTGTGATAACCTATTAACATTGGCTTCGGTAAATTCAATATCTAAGTCAACAAAGAAGTCTGTTATGTATGACCCCGTGTCTTTATATGATAAATTACTATTACTAAACTCACCAACATTTAATCTCAACGCTCTCCACGCATCGGGATATGCAGCCTGACTCTGTACCAATGTCGTACTACCACCCGCAGTAGGTAATGAATTAGTTACATATTTACCAAAATTAATTGCTTCTGTCGGTATAAACGTGGGGTCTGTTGATAATGAATTAAATACTCTTCTATCAAAATTACCCGGGTTTCCTCTCTTAAGAATTACTTGATAACTTAAGAATCCCGCCATACCCGCAGTAAAGTTATCCAATTGTGCATTTGCAATTTCATATGCAATTGGATTTTCCAAAACTTGAGTTGGGGCTTCCCCGATAAATAATGGTCGTAAGACTGATATAACATTTCTGTTATCAACATCAGTTAAATCTGTGAAATCAAAATAGTCCAAACCTGTTGACTCACCCGCTAAAAGTTTAATAGTGTCATCAGGTGGATTACAGAAATCAAGGAAATGTGTTTCAAAAATGTCTAATAAATCTTTTGGGAAAACTGATAATAATTCTTCAATATTTGAATAGTCATCTTGGTATGTTACCGTAAATGGGTCTTGGTATTGTTTACCTGTATCAACAACTTTTAGGTATTCTTTATATGACGGTTTCTTTACTAATGAGTTATCAAAGAAACCAAAATTTGATGATGCCCATAAACTACGTACTGAACCATCATACAAAGTTTTATCGGAAACAATTTGAGATACTGTTTTTATAAACTTATTATCGGTTGGATTTGTATTCTCATACTGATATTGTGAAACTTTTAATCCACCAGTTGATGGTATAACAATAACTCTGTTTTGATTTAGAGTATTGTTGTACATACCAGTTGTATCTACGATATATTGATACCAGTTATTAATGGTTAAATTTTGATTTGTTGAGTTTGCAAAATTCGTATTAGGTAATAATATTTTTGAATCGGTTGTTGTACCAATTCTTAATCCATTATTATACGCCTGAGCCCAATCAGTATTAGTATATCCAGTAAGAATATCTTTATTGGTGAACATGTAATATATTGAATTAATCAACTCAGGATATAACCCAACATTAATAGTTACATTACCAGCACTACCCGCTAACGTACTATTCATTTGATACAAATAGTTTGAACCGTCTAATTTCTTAATCGTATAGTCCGTAATTGACTGACCATTTAATGGGTCATAAGCCTGTTGATAATTAAAGTTGGTCCAAACACTATCCAAATGGTCTGTACCATTTTCAACATAATTTTTGTATCTATGCCAAACTGAACCGAATTTTAAAATCCAAGCATATGGTAATTTATGAATGGCTGAAGTTTTATTAAATACCGAACCCAAATAACTCTTTAGGGTTTGATTAATAACACCATTGTCACTATCCGTAAATAAGGATTTCTCCTTGAGGGTTGAAAGTGGTAGTGAATTTAAGAATATATAAGCCAAATTTTTATACGGATATTGATTACCCGACTTTTGATTATTTACACCCTCAATAATTGAATTGATAAAATATGGTGTATTGAGTAAAGATGTTGTTTGGTCTTTACTAACCTTTCCTTGATAGTTTGGCCCATAATTAATTTTAGATTCCGTTATGAATAAATTTAAATTATTAGTATAACGATTAAAATAATAATCTTTTAACAATAAATTTGTTGTGAAATTTTTTGTCTGATTTGGAGCAGCAGATAAATTATTTGCCCAAGATACTGAAGTTAATGGTACATCTTTATTAAATGAACTTAATTCATATGGGTCAAATGATGAAATAGTTTTTTTAGCATCAAAATAATAAAGTGATTTTGTTGTATCATTTGCATCCCTAACATTACCAATTGATTGACCATTGGCCATATTGTTTTGTAACCAATTTAGGTTTGTAAATGGATATGTATCGGTATAATCCAACTCATTAGATTGGGTGTTTTTCAAATAGTCCTTTAGTTTTTGTTGACTTTCTTGTGCAGCCTCAACATATAAACTTTCAGTTTCAATAGTATCGATATGATAGATATATGAATCATTTTCAACATTAGCCCTAATATAATCTGTATTGAATTCGTCTCTTACAAATCTATTCCAATTTGTTCCAGTTCCATTATTTGAAATATTCTTTAGGAATGGTTCAAAAGTTTGGAAGTTTAAACCATATCTTTTTAGAATCATCATCAATTCAGGGTCGGAAGAAATAGCTTCTTTTATTGTATATGATTCAAAATCACCTAAAACAGAATATAAATTATCTCTCGATTGTTGTTCTCTAAATAATTTACTATAGTTTGATGAAAGATATGTTCTTTCCCATATTTCATAGAAAAATGGAACTTCAGATAAATTACCATATGGGTTAGAAGCATATGGGAACTCAATAGCGTTTGAAGGGATGAACTTTGCAGTTTCCCTTTGGTTTGTCATCGTGGTAGGTTCAGGTAATGCATTTTTTAATAATTGACCTGTTACATATTCTTCTAAGAATTCAACCTCAGGCCATTTGTCATACAAATACGCTTTAGTTTTTGTTGATGTACCTGGTAGTCCAACATACTTTACTACTAAATTTTTATTACCATTTTGGTCGGTTTCCTCTTCAAAGTATTGCGGCCATGGGTAAACAAAATTAGCATCCGCAACACCACCCGCATTGTTATCAGAAACATTTACCGTAAATTTATTATCAACACCTGTTGATTGTTCAGGACTCATAATAACCTGTAATCTAACAGGGTCCGACTTTAGTTTCCAAGCTTCTGTATGTACATCGTCCATAAGTCGGTAAAACGCATCGGCACTTGCCATAATAACGGCTAAAATATTTCTAATACTTGGTTTAAATCCTAAACCGTTTTCCGATGATTCGATTTTTTCTAATAATGCCTCGGACAATTCCCTTTCAATCGTTTCTTCTTTAGCATCAAATGATTTCTGTAATGTATCAATTTTATCAAGAAAACTATTTTTAGTGAATTTAGCACTTTGATAGTTTGTACCAAACTTAAAGTATAATGTTTCTTCATCAGTGACAACTTCCTGTGTTTGAAAATCAAACTTAAACCCTTTAGCCTTTATCTCAGTTAATATTGTTAATGTGTAGGCCGATAATTGAACATCAGTAGGTGTCGCATTGTATGTTAAAATATATGATTTTTCTAAATCAATATTTTCAAGTAAATTTTCAGAAGATACTAAAAATGGAAAATCATTATAATTCATAGTAAAACTCAACGATGATGATTGTGTTTTACCATTAATAGTGTATTGACCATTCTCACCAAACGTGGCGTTTGATGATAGTTTATCATTATATTTTCTAATTATAGTTTGTTGTAATTCAACAATAGCATCCTTTTTTTGTTGTAGTTCTAATTCAGGTTTAAATGTGTAATAGATTGAACCGTTGTTTTTATCAACCAACACATTTTTACCATTCATATATTTTTGATACCATGACAAAGTATTTTGACTATATACTATATCCCTATAATCACTAAGAAGTTTTCTATAATCATCAATGTCGTTTAAGACACCCATATCTTCTTTCACAAAACTATTAGTAATGTATTCCTCCAGTTTTTCCAATTTCATCTTCATTTGTGAAATTGTAAGACGAGGGAAGTTTGGTTGAATTAATCCTTTAGACTCATAATAGTCATAAACCTCACGTATTTTTTTCATACCTTTAGTTGTAACTATTGAAGCCACAGATTGAGTTTGATTAACACCCGTAGTCTGTTCTTGAGTTATTGATGCCGGATTCGAAACATTATTTCCTGAGTCAACCAATAACTCCTCAGGATTACCAGTAGCCAAACCGTTTGTTGAATTTGGTATGTTTAACGTTGAGTTATACATGTGTGGTAATGCCATTAAAGAACCTAAAGGTAAATCTGATAGGATAGCCGCGGTTCTCCCAATAAATTCTA